ACTCCTTATATGTCGTTTGAGGATCAATAGTTCCATACATAATGGAACTATTGAGATATGACATGGTATATTTAATACCTGATGTTGGTTCTTTGAATGAAGAGAGTGTAATACTTGTGTTACTCGTCCCGATTGATGATTGAAGTCTGTATGTACCACCTGCAGTTGGAGAAAAACTACCAAAAGACGGCTCAGTTTTTTTAGATAAACTGCTCTCTTTATAGAAAGCAACACCACTCGCTACAAGGAGTGCTATTCCAATAAATGCAACTGCCACTAAATCTATAAATCCTTTCTTGTAGTTTTTCATATTTTTATAAATTATACCATATAATAAGACTATTTAGTAATTTCTACTGCCTGAGCAAATGCCAATGTTTCAGTAACACCTATACATATTATTTCCCATCGGGCATCTGCATTTGAACTATAAATCATCAGAGCATATTCAAAACAGTCTACCTGTTCAACACCAACAATAACTTTGAATTTCGGTAACATCGCCTGTTCATCAGCCAATAATCCGTCACCAAGAGGGACATCTCCTAATGAATAATCACCTAATGATGGGGGGCGAACCCCTGTAAAAAACACAGGAAATGGAGAATCTGGTGTATTTAATATTGGACTTTGTAATCCTTCATATCCTTGATAATCATAATAAATTCCACCATATAATTCAGATCCTACTGATGCATACCCCTCAACATATAATTTATCGAAATTAATTTTCCCTTGTCGTCTTTCACCATTCATATAAGACAACAAAAGGACACATGTATATGGTGTTTGACCGTCAGGATTGTCATCATGCCACTGATCAGTTTCCCATAATGTATACATTTGTGGATTAGAGTTAGAAAAGCCAACTGTTTGACCATTGAATGAATCAATTCGTGATATACCCCAAACAAATGGTGGTTGCCACAATCGTTCTGAAATAATATTTCCAACATTATCTAGTGCTGTGCGTTCTTGATAGATATATGCTGTACCTGAATTTGGTGCAATTATGTATACAATATCTCCCCGTCTATCAGATATAACTTTTAATTGTCCTGTGGAAAAATCTACTTTTGCGAGTTCATCTTGAACTGGCTGAGATAAAAGAGCAGATTTGTCTTTGAAAAGATTTCTATATGTCCCATAGCCACGAAGTTGATTTGCTTGATCAAGATAAATAATGTTATCAGACAAAGTATCTATAAATTCATGTCCTTGAGCAGCAATAAGATTACCTAAATCTATCTTATCTATAATAGTCTGTTCTGATAATGAAGAACCAATAGTTATTTGATTAAAGGACACTATATATAAATATGATGTCCCAGAAAAAATATGTGCTTTGCCTTGTCGCACTGTAATACCTTTGCCAACATCGTCCATTGTTATCACATCACCTTCGCCAGTTGCTCGTGGAGTAGATTTTGTATAACTCGTATAATCAGTATTTTTAGATATATAAACCTGTCGTGAACTGTATGAACCAACATATAGTTGATTATTGATTATTTTTATAAAATCGTTATTAAAACCACTTGCTGGTGTAGTTGCAGTAGTTATTACGGTTGATAACACCACACTCCCGTTTGCTTCACCAGTTGGGTCTGCTGTAACACCAGTAAGAGTTGCAGATGTTATACCTGTATATGTATATGTATTTCCATTGATTAATACTGATCCTGACGTTGGAAATCCCAACAATAAAGCATCGGATGTCAAAACAATAGTATTAACAGTTGTACTTGAAATAAGACCAATACCTCCCTCCCATATGTACAAATTTGATGTCCCGTTAACACCAATTAATTTATCTTTTTTAGATGATGAATCCCACCAAGAATCAAATACCCACCGAGTAGCCGATGTTGATAGTAAGTCATACCATACATTACTACCAGTCACATCTGATAATACAGATAATTTTGCATTAGACACACGAACTGGCAGAGAACGTCCTAATGATGTGTTCCAAACTTTTTCACTATCAACTTTTGCTAGTGTAGCATCTATAGCATCATACTGTTTCCTCCCTGGACGATTGGCAATATTACCAGAAATCTTACGATACACATTGTATGATCCTTTAACCAAAATACCCTTCACTGCATTAGTGGGGTCAATAGATGAATTATATCCTTTGAATTCAGAAACCAGTTTGAATTCAAAGAAATCTGATCCTTCTGTTTTTCTTTTCATAATTATTCATACCAATTACCTGTTGTTGATAGTGTCTGGGTTGGGTTTTTTGTCCGATATAAATCATATAGTCCAACATTTGTTGTACCTCGTTGACCGTGTAACTTATTCATAATACCTTCTACTACACCATCTGCTAACCCACCTCCTTGTTGTTCAGCAATAGTTAAGGCAACTTCCTGTTCGAAAATAACATATGCTGGTTCATTTATTAAAATAACATCACTATTATTGTTGATAATTGATGACGGATTAGAACCAGATGTTTGAAAAACTGCAGATGTTTCATAAATCATCGTCTGTGGTGATGGAAGAGATACCCACATACCACCAATTCTAAAATTAGTAAGTGTAGCAGTATGAACAATGCTTACCTCAGTAAATACTATATTGCTAGGTGTTGGTGTACCAACGGTAGTTGCTAATGATAAATCTAAAGCAACAATAGTCCATTCACCAGATTTCCAACTTCCTAACATACCTGCTGTGTTACTGACAGTATAATAATTTGATGAATCAGTACCAATTTTAATTGATAATGATGTCAAATTTGTCTCTGATGGTGTCATTATTGCCAAAAACACTACTCCAACACCCACATAAGAAGTTAAGTCAATTCTATTAATTGTTTTAGTTAATACACCAGTCGATGCACCAGTAAGTAACATTCGGAGAGATGATGGGGTTGTATAATAAATGTTTTCATCTTTAGTTAGACCTGACGCAGAACCACTCAAAGACCACCCTGTTGTATCTGTCATAGGGTCTATTTCTATTCGTGGAATAGGTTTAATTGATTTCATCCGTACCACATCAACGCCTTTTCTTGATTCAAATGAAACCTGTATACCATTAAAAACATAGTTTTTCGATAAATCAAAATCTATAATGTATTTTTTATATACAAAATCCTCTGGATTTCTTTGATTACCTTGTGGTTGTATATCAATTAAATATGAACCGAATATATCTGTCGGTGCGAGATAATCAGTTACACCATCATATATCGATAGGTTATACCGTGCAGTTGCCTGTTGAATACTTAACTTAGAACACACTTGCCGAACTGTTCTTTCTACAGCCACATTAAAGTTCTTCACTTTATCCATATTCAATCCCTGTAAAATTCCTGAGACTGAATCTCTTAATTGGGCAACTGTATAAGACATGATATTAATAGTTACATGATGTGACTAAAACTGTCGTTGATCCTAGATTAGTTAAACCCGTAACCCCACCTGTGTAAGGAAAATCCGTATTAATACCAAAATCAATATAATTATCTGCTGATGTTGTTGTTGCAGGAGTTAATTGCAAACCACTTGTAAGTGTAGCCGGTGCACTTGAATTAAAAGAAATAGAGACAGTATTTGTTGCATTAATTGGTTGCTGAATTCTTGCCCATGCTCGTCTACTACTTGTAGCCAAAATTGTACTTGATTGCTGATTCCCAACTGTTGCTACTGCAATAGTTGTTACAGTACATGGTTGTGATGAGATATTACCAATACCTGCGAATGAACGTTTTGATAAAACATAGTATGAGCCAGATGTAATCAATAACGCTACTATAAATGGGATAATATATTTATTCATAATTTTATTAAATTTATAATGTTCGGCACTTATACCTGCCCACCATTTAGATGGGCAGAGTAAGTACCGATTATAGACCTGGTACTGAAGAAACTGGATGTATCAAATAGTATTGAGTTGATGAACCAAAACCATTTGTAGCTGATGGAACTGCTGCTGTACCAGTAAGATTCAATAGTCTTACAGTTACAGAATTAGTAGTTGCCACTGTACCAATAACTTGCCATTGTGCAGCAATTTTAGTTGTAGTTGTTGAAAGCGATACCATAACAATATCACCAGCAACTGCACCTGTGACTGCACATGTACCAGTACCTGTTGATGTAGCCGCAATAGATGAATCTGACACTAGACTGCAAGTACCAGAGATAATAGGTCCAATTCTTGAACCATTTGAACCCCCAATCTTTATAGCCTTTGCATCAAGTTCATCATAATTAGTCACACCTCCAAATGACTGGATAACAGATTTACCTGTTGGAGTAAAAACTCCAATAACTGCAATAATTGCTACCACAATCATTGCAATCCATACATTTTTTAGTGATGTCATGAATGTTGTGATTATAGTAATAATTAAACAGTTCCGTTTGAACCTACTAGACCAGAATATTCGATAGTATCAACTTCTTCTCGTGCTCGTAGTTTGTACTTATACATATCGTTCAAATCTGTTCGCCAATCTACCAATTCTGAGAAGAATGCTTCTCGTTCAAATCGAACAACTCCGTGGTTTGCTGCACCAACAAAGTACATTGTACTTGCGTTTGTAGCACCTGAGTTATCGATGAATTGATTCCAAACAACTTTTGCACCTGGATACATTTCTGAGAAGTAGTTCAAATCGTTGTTACCTGAACCTGCTCGAAGAACTGATTTAGCAGTGATAACTGCATCGTGATGAAGTGAAGAACCACAGAGAATGAACTCTGGTTCATAACCAACACGAACACCAGCTTGATTAAGTTGACCTCGGAGAGATACAACTGCAGTGTTCAAGTTTGCATCACCCATAGTACCTGTTTCCAAGTTATCTACAGTATCGCCATTGGCGTTTACGTGTGTATTTGAAAACAATGCTGCTGAATCACCAATTGTTGTTGACAATGTTGTACCAAAACCATATGCATAATATGCAAATGCGTTCTGATCTCGTGAAGCAACCCATGACAATGTTTCCTGTCGAATTGCCTTTGCTACTGCTTCATGTTGCTGGTCCTGCATGAATGAACGAGAAATCGTAACATCCTTGTTGAATTCTGCAATGATTGTAGTCTTTGGAGAAAATGCATTTTTAGCAACATTTTTCTTTGAACTCACATCTTGTGCAACACCAGTAATAGTTTTCTTAAAGTAACCACCTGAACCCATAACTGTTGACACCCATGCGGCTCGATCTACTCCTTGCTGTGTAAACACAACAGGGTCTGTAGCATACGCCTTACCATTTGATGCCTGAGGAATGAGGGAACCATCTCGGATCTCATCTAGGGCTGTTTTTACGAGCTCTAGGTTTGGACTTGTTGAATAAGTTAAACCATTCATAAATTATTAATTGATTAACTATTAAGATGTGACCGCAATTGCTCGATCGAGAACTGAACCCTTAGGTGAGTATACGAAGAGTATCTCAGATGTTGTTGGAATTCCTCCGACAATTACTACACAGTTTGTAAGTGCGTCTGCTGCGGCTGTATCGACTGTCCAGTCCGTTGATGTCAAGTCAAAAATAACACGCTTACCCATAAGCACGTTAATTTCTGACTGAGTATCTGCTGCTGCTGCTGATTTTGCGAAACCACGATAAACCAACCCTGGAGCTGGATACCATAGGTTTACAATACCTGCTACTGATGCTGTTTCTGTTGAAGCGTCTTTTGCAAGACCTGCAAATGTTCCAGAACCAGCTAATGTGTTACCAGTGACGTTTCCATCACCATCTGCCATGATTTTGACTGTACCTGTAGCAGTTGCTGCATCGATGTCCACTCTTTTTGCCGGTGTTCCACGGTCAATAGAAGCAGCTGTACCAGATGCAACTCCCCAAGTATACTCAAAAGTCATTCCACCATGTCGTTCAATTGAAAATACTTTTCCCATTTTGTGAATGATTATTTTGTTAATAATCCTTCACTAGATAGATTTTTATTGTGCTTTCATTTCCGCTTTTTTACGAGCTTCAAGAATTTTTTCCTTCGACATATTGTATGGAGGTTTCATAAATATTGACTCCTGTTCTGTCGGGGTGAATTCTTCTTCCTTAGTAGGGTCTGATGAACCACCAGAAGCAACAACTTTTGGAGAAGTGGCTCTCGCCATTTCTTCAAGAATTTGTTTATTCTTAGCAGCACTGACCGCACCAAGAGCATCTTTAAAATCCTGTGTAGGATTTCCAGATGGCACAATACGAGTTTTAAGATAAGTTTTTACTTGTTCCTTTGTGTCGGCATCTGCAAGTGATTCTGCCATTTGTAGAGCATTTTGTGTTTGCTCTTTGGCTTTCTCTTGCTTATACCAATCTGGAACTTCGCTATTACCATTAGGTTTCTTACCTATGATTTCAGAAGGGTCTACACCCATTTCCTGCAATCTTTCGGCTTGTTTCTTAATTGTAAAAATAGCCTTATCCTTCTCAGTTCTAGTTTGTGAAGGTTCTGAGGTCTTTCCCTCGTCAGATGCAGGAGTTACATCATTTTTCTCCTCGTTTTCATTTTCCATAAATCTCTATAAGTTAGAGTTACTATTAATCTCTCTTGGGTCGGGTGAGAGTTACCCAAAATTTTCATCTCGTTGAGCTAGAATTTTAAGATGATTTTCAAGATTTTGATGGTACCAAATTGCAGCCCGATTAAACAACAATGCTTGTGGTGTTTCAGCCTTGTGAATACCATTAGCAATTGCTGTGAAAGCGACCTGGGCTTTGATTAAATCAAGTGCTTTGTTATCAAGAGCCGCTCTTGCATGCTCTCGCAACTGTTTCATCTTTTCTAAATCAATGATCTGACCATTTACTATTAAATTACCTTCTTCATTTGTATAAATTATATCATTCAATGGTAAATTCTCCAAATTACCCATTATATTTCTTGATAATGTGTTCATTTGTTCTAAAGAAAGATTTCTCTTTCCAAGAATTTCCACTAAAAATATATATAATTTATTTAACATGAATTACTTTCGTGAAAAACGTGACTTTGGTTTCTCTTCTTTTTTCTCTTCTTCTATTGCTTCTGCTTTCTCAACTTGCTCATCATCTGTAAGAACATACCCACCATATTTGATGTAAAGTTCTTTAACTGCTTCCTCTTCTACTGGAAGTCCTTTTGCTTTTAATTCTTTCTCTGCTCGTAATGCTTTTGCGGGGTTTGATACCCAAAGATATTCTGTTACTGACATTGTGTTTTTTATTAATTATTAATTATTTAAATCCTTTTACCGAAGTCTTTTGAGACTTTGGTGACTTACCTGTTGCAATTGTTTTATGCAACGGTAGAGTCTTTGCTTCTTTTGTTACTGGTTTTGATTTTTCTGCCATATATTTTACATTAAATTATTAAGATGACTCATATCGACCTTAGGAGGACTTGCTTGTCCCGGTTGACTTACCTGTGGGTTAACAGGTTGTCCTCCTCCCATCACCGCACCCATTAATTGATTCACATTTCCTTTCATACGGAACCTATCAGGATCCCCATCAACATTTGGTTCAATCACAAACTCATCGACCACCTCCTTCATATCCACATAAGGGGATACAACGGGATTAGCGAACATTTGAAATGCCACCATCTTCTTCTGACGTTTATTACCAAGTGCAGTATCTGTAACCTCAACGGGATCCATATAGAACGAATATACAGTTCTTGCAAATCTGTAAGGATTTACTTCATAAATATTCTGATCTGGTCCTGCTTTGTCATAAAGTTTGAATTCATATTCTTTAATCTGCTCTGGTGTCATTTTCTTACCCATAAATGCATCTGTAAATATAATCTTATTTGTCATTTCCTTACCTTTTTCCTTACCTCTAGCAAGAATTGTTTTATACTTCATTCCAAGTGCTTCTGGTATAGTTGCATCTATTTCACCCATAGTTACATGCTGAATAATACAATCCATCGTCAAATAACCTATTTGAGTGACTAAATCAGCTATCATAGTACCAAACACCCCAAGAAAGATTCTTGCTTGATTCTGGGCTTGTATAGACTGTGTAGCGGTCACATTAGGACTAGTCACACCTGACATAATCTTGTCTTGGGTTGATTCTGACATATCCTGCTCCTGTTTAGTTAAAGCGTTCATCGCACCAACAAGGTTAGGACCCATCTGAAATGGTGTAACAGTACCTCCTTGTGGTATACCTACTGTTGCTCCTGGAGCGATAACAGTTGAATCTACTTTAGATAAACCAGAAATAAACATCGGCTTGATAACATCCAAAAATGTACCATCTACAAGCAATTGATGCATTTTGTTCTGTGTAGCATCATCCCAATACTCTTTGAACGCAGCGGACTTGAAGTACGCAAAACGTCCTGTTGGATCAATTGGTTCAAATCCTGACTTTGCAAATGGATAGATAGGAATTGATTTCCATTCCTCACCAACCTGTGACATCCTGCGATGTTTGAACGGATTAGTATTTATAGGGTCTGTATAATTACCCATAAACACACCACCAACGAATGTGACTTCCAAATCTTCATCACGATAATACGCAGTAATCACCTGAACATAATTCCTATCAGCCTCTGTCCATTCAACATCAAACAAAGTTAAATGTTCCTGACCAGATAGGAAAATACGCGTCTTACCTGCTTCTACATAATCAAACTGATCCTTACCGTTTACAAAATATCTGCCAGCATAAATCTTTCGTGCTTGGTCCCATGAAATACGATTAACCCTAATAACATATGGCTGATGTTGTATATTACCTGTATAAAAATCTGCAAGGAGAATCTGATCAATTGGAATGATGTTCATTGCAAGACCAGAAAGGAATGTATCCACTGCATCAGTAATCTTTACCTTACCTCCTCCTAACTGTTCCTTAATTTTTTGAAATGCCATAACATAATCTATCTCCACAAACACAGCAGGATTTACAAGAGCAGAAAGAACTATGTATAGGAATTTAGTCTGATAGTCTGCTTTACGTAAATGCTCCTCAATAAGTATTCTCATTACTCGTGCTGTCATTTTATCGCTCTCATTCTCATCATTCTGTGCATTGACCATAGGAAATAACATCCCGGAAAGCATATGTGCCAATATACCAATAAGTTTATTTCTAGCCGTATTTTTTCGCCCTTTCCAACGCCACCTCTTCTGTGCCGGAACATACTGGGCACCTACATATGCAGAAAATGTTTCTTGGTCCATTTTAGACCTTTGAAGCAGGGAATACCCATCAAACTCATCAAATGGACGATGCTGTAATCGCCACGCAAGGGCATAATCATTTTGAACACGTGAAAACAATTTCACGACATCATCATTCGGTTGCCAATTTGATTTAGAAAGTTTTTTATAACCTTCCAAAATATTTCCTTTGTCGTCTACAATTGAGTTTCCTATCACGTTAATTTTTAATTATAGAATAATTTTATATAATTATAACATAAAATAAACATCAATCATAATCTGGTATATAAACACTGAGACCTCCACCATTCTGATTCTTTACCATTGAGACAATACCGTAGCGGAGGGCATCCATCGTGTGGTCAAAACCCCCTTCCGGTATATTCATAATCTTCCCATCCTTATCCGTCCTCCAAAGATAGTTACGATACTCCTTGATAAGATTTGTTGACCTTGAAGTCATCGATATTCTTTGTTGTTGTACAATCTGAATACCATTAGTGACACTATCCTTACCTTTCTCCGCAGGGAGAACCGTTAAACCAAGAGTTATAAGTTCTGCAATACTCTTTGGCTCTGCTGAATCGGCTATGGTAAGTATATTCTGATTGGTATGGTTCAGAATATAATCCGCTATTTGCTTGTTTGATAACTCCTTCTTAAAGGCAAGCTCATCCACGATATACCCTCCATTGTAGTAGTAGATAGCCAGAATAGCCGTCGGGTCATTGGAATACCCAAAATCAATGGCATAACGCTCTAAACGTGCTTCATGAGGAATCTCTGGAATAATAGCCCAATCCTTATAAATCTTCCCTTCCACCTCTCCTAACTGCCCCAAACCATACACCTGCCACCAACCCTTACGATTTTTACGCTGTTCGATAGATTCAATAATGTTAGGGTCGAGGGAACCGTTGTCGAGGTAGGTAAGAGTTAGTTCATCCCAATCTGTTCTCGTAGGTTTTACATCGGTATACCACCAAAACTCATTAGTCGGATTCCAGTCGAGAATTATAAACTCCTTAGTACGCACCTCTAATTGTTCAAATGCATCAAATGGAACGTTGTTAGCCTCGTTAATGAATAAGCGGTCACGGCGGGCACCTCGGAGTTTGTCACCATTATCGGAGGAGAAGAACTCAATCTTGGAACCAGTCTCGAACGTATAAATATAATCCGTCTTATTCCAATTCTTTTCCTTGTAGTAGTTATGCTGTTGCATAATGTTTAGGAAATCGCGGATAGCACCTCTTTTAAGGTGTGGGATACTCTCTGAGACGATAGAAGTAAGGGTTGGAGCAGTGAGAGGATCCTTTTGAGCCATAGCAATAAGAATAAGGAGGATAGCAATTGTCTTACCAGCTGAGGTACCACCAGGAACACCATGAATACGCTTCGGTGGTATTTCAGTAATACCATCCTCTGCTAGAGTGGGTTTAAGGAGTTTTATAATCTTTTTAGTTGCTGTAGTTTTAGCGAACATTGGCAATATTATACCATTGTTTTACAATAATTCCAAAATTCATCAAGAGACATTAATGTAAAGTCTTCATCTATCTTTATTATGTTTTGAATATTGTTATTTAAATTAAGGAAGATAACTTTATCAAACTTCTTATCCAAATAATCTCTCAAATTTTTAGGATATTTTCTCATTTTTGCATTAACACAACCAACTAAGTTATGAATATTAGAAGGATAGAATATATCTACAAGAAAAATCTTTTTACCATAAATCTTAAAATCAGTTCGATTGCGTCTATCATCAAATATAGAAGATTCTTGATGAATATCTCTCTCATCAAACATAGTTAGAAGTATTTTATAAATCTTATTATTCCACTCCATGGCTCTTTGATTAATATTTAAAGCGGTTATAGCCCTTTTAGAACCAGTTCTATGATCATTATAAAGGTTTAATGACTTTCTAAAGTTTCTCATGCCACCATAACGTCTCTCAATAGTCTTTCTGTCTGGTAATTTATTATCTGCACAGAAATCAAGAGAAGATGGCTCTCTTTTATGCTTGTTTATAAAATCCTTAACCAAATTAATAATTTCTTCATCTGTATAAAAACGTTGATATTGTTTCATATAATCTATTGTCGCATAAAATACTTTTTAAGACAAGTAGAGATATGTGGATAAGATATGTAATACTTTTTAGAACTTGTCAAGAGATTGGTAGAGGGAAGATAGTGGTAAATGCCAACATATTTTTTATTTTACCCATACCCCTTTTTTTCCTTGCCCCGCACCCCCCCCTATCATATTTTTATTATATGGCTATAAATAACGTTATAACAATGTCGCATTAAGTATCTGCACACAATAACTGTTGTGGAGTGTTATATAAAAAATAATATGGCTCAACATAGCCATATTATTGTTCTGTATACTCAACATCAACCGCCTTTTTCTCTTTTCCTATCATTCTAGCATTCTCTGTGTCCTCGTCTAACTCAATTATCGGCTTTGGTATAGATATTTCCAAACGGTCTGTAACACGCTTTTTTAGTTTGTTGTATTCCTGTATTGCTTTTAATGACACATTAAAATCCTTATTCTGTTTGATAAGAAAATTATGTTTTTTATCAACCGCCATATCATTGAATCCATCTATCTCAATATATTCATTTATTCTAGCCGTTATTTCATGCTTTTCTAACAATTGCCTACTACCACTTTTAGCAGTATCAATACTTTTGCACTTATACGCCTCCATATATGCCTTTGTTGCATTACCTAAACAATTAGGATCAGTTGCATAAATTTTACAAAATAAATCTTGCTTGATATTCAAGGTTTTTTGTGGTGTTATTTGTTGTTTTCTTATAGCCGGTGAGAACATTAAACATATTATAACATAAAGTATCAAAAAGTGTTAACTATACCCTTTGACAAAAAAGAAAAAAGTGTTAAAACAAATATAAATATATAATTATTTATTATATAATATAATAATACAGATAATACACTATTTTATAAATTACAAGAAATTTTTAAGGGTATAAGGGATTGTTATATAATAATACGAAAAAAGAGTATTATCTGTCATTTTAAGGGGTAACCAACATGTTTTTAATACATTGTCAATAGTTTTTACTTATCCACAGTTATATATTTGTATCATATAATTATATATGCTATATTATATATGTACCCGGAACCATTAAAAATAACCCCGGTTACAATTTCAAAAAATTATGGACAAAACGCATTACAACATAGACGGTTTCAAGATAGTTGGGGGGTTATATAACCGAACTAAAACCTCTCAAAAGTTATTAGTCATTGCTCTAATAGTTTTATTTATCATTAATCTATTCTTAAACTAACATGAAACATATATCAAAATATCTCCCTAAAAAATACAAAGTTGAGTTTGTCCTAACAGAAACATTTATTGTAGATGTATATGCAAAAGATGAAACAGAAGCCCGAACAATAGCACAAGACTATTTCACTGGGGAAAGTAATCAAGAGGTTGGTGATTGTACAATTGAGTGTGAACATGTGTACGATGTCACAAATACAGATGACCCTTTTAACCCAGAAAATGAAATTGAATTAAAATAATTGTCCCTCGCAATAGTATCTATTACTAAATAATAGATACTACATGCGGGTTGCAAAGCATTACTATAACAGCAACCCAATAAAGATACTGCTGGTCTTTGACAAATAAATATGGAAACAGAAACAACATATAATAACGGGTGGTCAAATTATGCCACTTGGAGAATTAAACTTGAATTATGGGATAATGATAGTATGTGGGAGGATAGAGAATATACATCGATAGTAGATTTTGCTGATGATATAAAAGATACAACAGAAAACATCCTCACAGAACAAGCCGGTGATAGTCAAATTGTTTTAGATTATGCTCTCGCCTTTATCGCTGATGTTAATTGGTATGAAATAGCCGAACATATTGCAGAGAATTATCCAAACATAATTAAAACCAACTAACTAACATGAAACTATACGCCACAACAACAAGCGAAAGAGCATCAAAAGGACAAGGGGGGAATAAGTATTTATCTATTGAAATCAAAACAGATAAAACTATATTAACTGCTTGTTTTATAGAAGTGATCGAAAAAGATGAGGATAATTTATATATCAAAATAACAGGTAACGGAGAATTACGAAATGGCAAGACGTATACTATCCCAAAAGAATACATCAAAATAAGTGAAATAAAAGGCAATAAGAAAAAAGACGATATTGCAAACGAGGAGAGCGAGGAAAATCGCTACCGCAAAGCATAAAAAGTCAAAAATCAAACAGCCGACACGACAGCAGCGTGGCGGTTTTTTGTTGTCCAAAAAATATCAAAACAAACACCAATATATCCCCCACCCCGTACGCAAAAAATCCAATTCCCCATTTGAAAAATAAGTTGGAAACCAAATTCCGAAAAACAAAGCCAAAATTTGTCAAAACCATTTTCCAAAATCAAAAACCAGATTTAAAAACATCACAACAATCGATTTTGAAAATATGCCATGACATAAAACAACTTATCCACACCCCTAACGTGCATATAAAACAATTATCAATTATCATAAATACCATGACAAACGAACTAACAACAATCGAACAAGAATTACCAAAGTTTTTATCAATAGAAGTGGTAGATCAGACCTCTCTACAAGAAGCCTCAACCTATCTTATAGGTGCCAAAAAAGAGTATAAAGCCATAAAAGCAGATATGGATTCCCTTCTTGATCCCATTAAAGAAACCATAGAAGGTATCAAAGCAAAATATGACCCACGCCTAAAGGCTCTAAAATCGGTTATAGACGCACTTTCCCAAAAGACGACAGAATATCAGACTTCCCTAGTAAACGCTAAACTAGAGGCAGAATCAAAGATTACAGCAAAGGTTGAGAGTGGTTACATAAAACCAGAAACAGCCATAGACAAATTATCTAATCTTCAACCAATAGAAAAGTCAGTAACCACAGAAGTTGGTGGTGCCACATTCGTTGAATACCCTCAATGTGAGGTTGAAGACATTACTAAAGTGCCTATGGAGTATCATGAAGTGGATATGGTGAAGGTAAGAGCACTCATGAAATCTGGTACAAAACTTCCTGGTATTCGTTATTGGACCGAACAAAGATTAAGAAATAAAAAATAATTCACTTATCCACACCTTTCTAGTTGTGTTATAAATATCATAAGTATATTATATACACATGGACGAAAGCATTAACAACAACATTGGAATTGAAAACACATCGGTTGAAATGGGTAGTAATGCACCCGTCCAGTCAACCGATGTGTTTTCTGTTTCAGTAAAATCAACATTAGAGACAGCAGTTATGTTGTTTGCAAAGGATGTTAAGTCAGATAAATGGAAAGCAGAAGTGTTTCCACGACTATGGGGGATGAACGCTGTTTCAAAACCACCACTTTCAGAGAATGAATTGAAAGAAATGTTTGATATTCTGCTTGCGAGTAAAATTGATGATGAAAATAAAAATACTGATTATAAGTTAGAAGAAATCATATCTACATTCAAGAAAAGTCCGAGAGACGGTACATTCCTATTGGCAAAATATATTGTTGATAAATATACAATCATCACAATCGGTGAAAAAGAACGTGAAATGTTCATATACAAAGATGGCATGTATTTCCCTGGTGCAGAAAATCTTATAATCTTTCCAGAAATTCAAAATATTCTTGGAACCTTTGTAACAAAAAATGCAAAGTCAGAAACATTCCATAAGATAGCAGATATGACAAGCCAACCACGATCAACTTTTTCAGCCACTCCACTCCGGTATATACCACTCAAAAATGGTGTGTATGATTTTGAAACACAAACATTACTCCCACATTCTCCATCATATAAGTTTACATATCAGTTTCCAATCATATACGACGAACATACAACATGCCCAAAAACAGAAGCATTTTTTAACCAAGTATTAACACCAGAACAAAAAGTGATTATGGAAGAATGGATTGGCTTCTATTTTTGGAGAAATTACATGTTCAAAAAAGCCATGATCTTTGTGGGAGATGGGGATACAGGTAAGACTACTCTTCTTGAGGTTATTTCCAATTTATTAGGAAAACAGAATATATCGTCTGTTTCATTACAGAAAATGTCATCAGATAAGTTTTCTGCGGCACATTTGTATGAAAAGCACGGGAATTTGGTTGATGAATTATCCGCACGAGATATATCTGATACAGGTGCATTCAAGATGGCAACAGGTAATGGAACTCTGACAGGTGAATACAAATTTGGTAATCAATTTGCATTTAATAACTTTTCAAAATTTACATTTGCGTGTAATCGTATTCCTGATGTTTCTGACACAAATGACATGGCATATTTCAATCGTTGGATAGTGGTTAGATTTGAGAATACCATTACAGAAAAGATACCAAATTTTATAGATAGGTTAAATACTGATGAAGAAAAATCTGGATTGTTTAATCTTGCCATGAAAGGATTAAAACGTCTCTTAGATAACCAAAAGTTTTCATATAAAAATGATGGTGAGGAAACAAAGAATGAAATGATGAGGTCTGGGTCGTCAATTTCAATGTTTGCAAGTGCGATGCTTGAACGTGAGGATGGAAGTGAAATATCAAAAGAAGATATGTACGATGCATATACTGAATATTGTCAGAAGAATAATTTAAGTACCCAGACAAAGGAGATGTTGGGTCGAAAATTATGTGACTATACTACGTACATTTCTGATGGGCAGATATTATCAGAGAGAGGTAAACAAGTTCGTGGGTGGCGTAACGTAAGGATACGTAGAACAGAAGATAAGAAAGTCGAAGAAGAATTTAATAACTTTTAACATGCCACGATACCCTATAAAATTATTAAAAGCACATAGCACAGATCCAAAGCAGTCTTCAATCCGGAGTGCATTACATACTACGGTCTGTCTACACTGTAGTAAAAAGTTTTCACTACATGAGACAATCATGTATACAAAATTATCAAATGGTAAACTTATTTGGTGGTGCGTTCCACCATGCACACCAGACCCAATAGAAGAAATAGAATAATATGAAACATAACCCATTAAAAGATCGAATAGATTTATCAGTCCAACTTAAATATCCAACTATATCATGGTCGTCTTTTCAGGCGTTTAGGGATTTTGATAAGGACAAATGGTACGACCAGTATGTACTTGGTAATAAAGCAAAACCAAACCCATTGATGCAATTCGGTATAGACATCGGAGAAAAATTAGCCACAGATCAAAACTTCCTTCCAGAAGTCCCTAGACTTGATATATACGAGCAACAACTTCATGGAAAGATTGGGGACGTTGTTATTACAGGTCATATGGATGCTTTTTCAGAAACAAAGAAGGCAATTGGTGAGTATAAGACAAGTACTAATCCGAATAAATGGACACAAGAAGCAGTAGATAATCATGGACAGATTACGATGTACTGTTTATTAGTATGGTTAAATTATGGAATAAAACCAGAGGAACTTGATCTTGCCCTTACGTCTATTTTAGGGGTTGAAACAGGTGATTTTAAAATAGTCTTACCAGAGCCACCTGTAGTTAAAACATTTAAGACAAAACGCACAATGTTAGATGTTCTTAATTTTGGGGTGGAGTTGAAAAAGATTAAAAAGGAGATGGAGGAGTTTGTTAAAACAAAAAGAAGAT